AACTCATGGCCCAGTTCAGGAACCTCAACTGGCTGATGCCGGGCTTGAGATGCGAGATTGGCCAGACGTATCCGGGCTTCCGATGAAATTGAATCGGAGTCCAAGGCCATCCACTCGATGCCTCTGTATAGAAAGGAATAGGCCACCTTGTTCTTGCGAACAGGGAATTGGGCATTCCAGTCTCATCCGGCTCCTCAAGAGCAATGCTCTTAGGAACATTCAGCGGGTAATCGACTCCCTCTGCAACGACGATATAGCAGTTCTTGCCTAGACCATCGAACAGTTCTTTGTGCTGCTTCGGAAAGCCCTTGAGGGTGTGGCCGAACCCAGTCTTGGAATAGATCTTCCAATATGTGATTAGGTCGTTGGTCTTTCCGTTCTTACGCTTAGACCCTGAACGATTGTCCTCATTTGCAATACTGGCATTGGACTCAATGTGCCCACGCAACTCATTTGGGTCTAAGCCATACTTCTCAGCGACATCGTTCAGTGGATGAACGCAGCGACGAGCAGACCACAGGCAGTCCTCTTGCTCATCAGCATCTGGGTCAAGCAGAAGATTGTCGCATGAATCGTAGAAAGAACCGACGATGCCAAACGTCCCGCCCTGCTGGTCTTTCTCCAATTCAATGAGTTCTGTCCACAGGACACCCATGCCCTTGATGATTCCCTCATCTACTGCTTTCCTGGCATGTTCCTTCAGATTCAGTTCATTAGGCGTATAGTTCAAATAACTTTCGATCAGTTCCGCAACTACCTGCCTGTCCTGCTCCATGTACCCAATGGCTTTGCTGGACTGAATGAACTGCTCCAGCCTTGGGTCTTGCTGGGGAGGAAGGCCCGTCTGAGGGTCAATCTGCCCCTGCTGCTCCGGGAAGATCCCAAGAGACTCAGGGGGTATGACCGGGAACTTGCGAGGCGTGACAGTTCTCACCGGATTCCGGTGGTAAATCACTGAGCCGAACAGTTTGACGGCCTCAAACGCCTTGTTGACCATCATCCGAAAAGAGGGTGGGGCCATCCGTGAATAGGCGGCCTCCTGCCAAAACCAATCGTTGACGCCATCGAAAAAATTCATCGCCTCGGCAGCATCGTCCGAGTATGGCTTCTTGTACTTTGCGGCAGACTTTAACTTAGAGATCCATGAGTGAGCAATCGCCCGCAGACCGTCCTCCATCTCCTTTTCAGTAGGAGTTTCAGGTACGTCTGGCAATAGGCCTTCACCCCCAGCACCCTCGACAGGCACATCGGGGGCTAGGCTTTGCGTCTGTTCATCCATTTGCGGCTTCTCCTACCTAGTTATGGAACTTTTAGGCCGCCGCTGATTCCTTCGACTTTGGCTTTCTGGCGATCAATTCCCGAATCTCACGGATAGCCGCAGTCTCCGGGTGAAGTTTCCAGCACCCCCAGATCTGCCACTGCTGGGCAGTCTCGGATTCCTGCCAGAAAGGATCGTCCTTGTGACGAACAGACATCTTCTCAACGAATCCTGAGTTCTCGGTGAACACGAGAATCTTGATTGTTTCCTTGCCGGGCCTTGATGAAACGAACCCAAATGAAGGACTATCACTTCCGTCATAAGGGTTTGCGTAGAACAGAACACGATCTCCAACGCTAACTTCAGGCATTTCCCACATATCATTCCTCCTCATACGTCATACTGAAACGTATAACTTTTTGGTGTCAGGTACACGACTCCATTCTGTTTGTCTTTATTCCGCTTCTTGCTCCACTCGACGTACCACGGAATCTCCTCTTTTTTGTTCGGCTTGTGGTACTCGGGAGAGTATGCACACAGATACCGCAAGCAATCAACCAAATGAAACTCTCCTCGCTTGCTCGGTTCGTCAGTAGTAACTGCTACACCCCCGACGTACATAGTCTTCTTCTTATATCGCTTCATCTCACGCTCGAAGTTCGGGAGCCTTGAGCGGATATACCTGAGTCCTGTTGTCCCGTCTGACTTGATGTGCATACAAAGACGGGCTGCTTCTAGGCCTGCCTGAATGTTGTCACAGCCCGGAATGAAACTGCTGCCCGTTGTCTCAGACTCCACGCCAAGGGCGGCCAAGGCCTCTGTGTACTGCTCCTGAGGACTTCTACCTGATCCGATGTCAGTAAGCCTTGCACCGTGAGCATCTATAATAAAAGACCTAAACACATGACCTGCTACTTTTTGCCTCATCTGTTCCGCAAAAATCAGGGCATTTGCCTTGCGGATATAGAGTTCGTCGTAGAGGACGATGTGCCTATTGTCTGGCGGGATCGCCGCAAACAGAACGGCTGTTATGGAGTGGCCTGGGTCAACCACTGCGTAGCGGCACCAGTCTTCTGGAATCTGCCCCTGAGGCAACTCTGAAGGATCTAGGCCGTGAATATGGGGAGAAAACGTAGGATATACAAGGATGCTGTCCGTAATGAACTCACCCTCTGAACGCTGCCTCAGAACGTCCTCACCAATGGCAGACCACCGCTCAATCATCTTCTGACGCTCTTCAGCGTCGATGTGAACATTGTCTAGGAACTTGAGGACATACTTCTCGATATTGTGAGTGCCCTCCTCCTCGGCTTTCTCAGCACGGTCAGACAGGCCGATAAGTGCCTCGTTCTTAGACCACGGCATCGCTGACCAGCAGAACCTACCTTTCCTATCTGCAAGTCGTGCCTGCAGCTCAGGTATCCACTGCTCATTCGTAATATCTTCGTCTATATGGCAACGGTCGGCCTGAAATCCCTGAGGAGGATCACCCTCAGAACTGAAGCAGAAAATAGTCCAGCCGTTATGCAGGGTGCAACTATTGAGGTATCCCGCTGACTTCAGCAGCCAAGAACTGGACTTCACGAGCCTGGGAGGAATCAGTGGAGGTGCTGGCTTGGCATCACCGCGACGGTCAGCGTCACGCTCGGGATCAAATGCCCTCCACTCGTCTGTATCTAAATCCTTTATGATCTTGAATGCACCTTCTTTGAATAGATAGGGCACTACGACCAATCCTATATGTTTCCAGTTCTGGCCGATAATGACCAGATTCCCGTTCTCTTTTGGGTACTTTCCTTCAACCCAGTGCTGGCCGGTGCAGGCAAGAGCGTCCTCTACGAAAGTGCAAAGGCTTTTGCCGCTACGATTCCCCCCGATCACCAGCGTCTCGGAAGCCATCGAGTTGTGGAATTTCAACTGCTGCGGGGTCGGCCTGTAGAGTTTCAAGGCTTCCACCTTCCGTTCGCTGAGTTCCGCCTGAAGGCTCCTCAACTCGTCCATCTGATAGGTAGAGATGGCCTGCGTCAATGGATTCTGCATCTACGATCCTCCTGCCTTCTATAAGGTCTACAGCGTTCTTGAGACGCTTGTTGATCTCCTGCTCCAGTTCCTCTTCGGTGAGGAGGGATGTTGGCTTCTTGGCACCGCCATGCTCGGTGTTCTTGGAAGTCAACCTAACGACCATTTCCAGCAGAGAGTTCCTGAGGCGACTGCCCGGCTTGGCATCGAAATACTGCTTCATACAAAGGGCAGCAAAGCCGTTTGTACCCCCAAAAGTCTGCATCATTGACTCAAGGAGTTCTGCCGTGTGCGGGATATTTGACCCGCCGCTGACATTAGCCCCCAGGAACTTCTCGACAGCATCAGTCTCCAACTGAGCCATCTTGATCTTCTGTTTGAGTGCCTTCTTGCAGGGACGGCAAACAAACTCGTAGTTAAGTTCTGTGCCCGAAACTCTCGGGAAATTCTCCGGTGTGAGCGGGAGAAGTTGCTTGCACTCCTCGCACTGCCGCTTTTCAGCACTCATGGGCGGTCAAGTTGTATCTTGCTCGTCATAGGTGTCGGCCCCTTCCCTTGGGCCTGAAGTTGCAACTGTGCCATCGCAGTCGGATCTACAGGGTTTCCGTACTGTTTCTGTAATACATCTCCTAGACTACGCTCGTCAACGAAATCGTCCCGAAGTGCATTCGAGGTAAGACGAGGAAGTAAAGACCTAATGAGTTCGCTCATTTCAAAATGTCCTCTACGATGGCCCGCCACTCAGGGTCAGACCTGATTAACTCGACGAATTTGCAGTAGATGAGAAATAATCTGTGTCTGTACGGATCTGTGTTGAGTGCATTTTGGATAGCAAAGGCCCCCAGATCACGGGCTGCATCGGCCTTACCAACGGTGCCTTGTGCGTCTTCCAGTGCCTTGACCAGCGGCAGGATGGGCTTCCACTTGAGTGCTGTCTGTACGTCATCCCAGACTCCACCGTACTCACCGTATGACTCTGGCTCTGCCAAGTCACTCATTTCTTCAACTCCAACTCCAGCATTTTGTCTATTTTATCTTCTAGCCTTTCTATTTGGGCGGTAATAATTCGCACACGCTCCATATCCTCCTCGTCGTTGTTCCTGATCTCCTCCTGCAAGAATTTGTTAGTTGCCGCAACGTCCACAATCATCTGCCGATAACTATCTGCGATTGGGCGAATGATGGACTGGTAGCCAAAGTACACAGCACCCAGAAGCAGAACCGTGGACAGGCCAAGACGCTCCACCAGTTCTGTGATTACGCCTGCGGATTCACTGCCTGCCCTAATGGCTACAGATTCAGTGCTTGGCCTACTTCCTTCGGATTCATTTTTTGGCTCTGCCATGTGCCTATCTCTTGAACAAGCGGTAGCGGCTGCGTGAAGACGAACTGCTGCTGGTCGGGCAGTTGCCGCCCGGACACGACGACTTTGCCTTGGGAGCAGCAGCCCTCACCTCTGAGTTGTGCAATAAGTTGTGAAGTGCCTCGACTTCGGCATCAGACATTTTGTTGACGCTATCAGGCTCAACACTATGCTCATTTATTAAATGCTTCCGCTTCACGGAAAGAGGCGGGTTTCCAACACCACTCCAGTTCCATCTGGTCTGCTTCACGGAGGTTAAGGGTGGCGAAGACTCTTCTTCTGGCTCTTCTTCTTGGGGTTCTGGCTCTGGCACCACTGCATCTGGCTGGGGTATTTGAGGACTACCATCTGGAACCGGACTGGCTCCCGGCTCCCGGCCCGTACCGTTGCATCGAGGACAGGTGAACATGATTGTTCCATCCCCAATTTTTTTTAAGCCATTGCACTCACTGCACACACCATTCCCCGGAGTCGGCTTCGGAGAAGGAGCGACTTCAGCAGACACAGCCGCAACGGAATACGCCAAGTACGCACCAAGGCGATGCAACTCCTCCCTGGGCAGGGCCGCCGCCGAAGTCGCAGTCAGGGCCAGAAAGATCAGTAGGGTCTTCATTTGAACTCCTCCC